GGTTTAATAAATATTTAAAGATTAATTTAAAATATGGTAATCCTAAATATGTTTATGTAGGTAATTATTCGAATTATCAAATTAAGAAAATTATAAAACTCGCGATGAGCAAGTAACAAATAAAACATAGAATTTAGACACTAACCACTTTGTTGGGTAAAACCAATGAGGTGGTTTTTAATATGTAAGCTAGGTTTCCTTGTTACTAAATATTTTGCGTGAAGCAGAGTGAAGCACGATTTATCCTGTGCACAATTTTTTAATATTTTTATAACTTTTTTTAATTTTGACCCCGACACTTTGGCTCGTAAATGTCCGTTACTATTGAAGGAGAAATTTTATGAGTGAAGAAAGAGTTATAGAAATTAAAATAAACGATGTTACTTATATTGTGTCTGAAGTAAATAGAAACGATGATCTCTTAAAAGAAATAATTAAAGATATACTCATAGAAATATTAAAATATGAGCAAAAAAAATAATAATATGATAAAATATAGATGTCTAGTTCTATGTTTTATTTTACAGGAGGTAAAATGAAACAAAAAGAATTATATAAGACAGCAGTTTATTGTCGTTTATCATTAGATGATGGAAGTGAGGGTGATTCATCAAGTATTCATACACAAAAGATGTTATTAGAAAAATATTGTAAAGATAACGGATATGAAATATATGATTATTATATTGATGATGGATATTCAGGACTTAATTATAATCGACCTAATTTTCAAAGAATGTTACAAGATATTGAAAATGGAAAGATAGATTTGGTTATTACTAAAGATTTATCAAGACTTGGTAGAGATTATATTATGACGGGTTATTATACTGAGATATACTTTAATGAAAAAGGTGTTAGATATATTGCAGTAAATGATAATATAGACACAATTAATGATAATAATGATATTGCTCCATTTAAAAACATCTTAAATGATATGTATGCCAAAGACATTTCAAGAAAAGTAAAAAGTGCTAAAAGATTAAGAATGCATAAAGGATATTATATATCTTGTCAACCACCATATGGTTATAAGGTAAATCCTAATGATCCTAATCAATTAGTTATAGATGAAGAAGTTATTGATATTGTTAAATTAATCTTTAGATTGGCTTTAAATAATAATGGTGTAGTAAAAATAGTTCAAGAATTAAATAAAAGAGGAATAGACACACCTAGTATTTATAAAGCTAAAAAAGGCGATAAAAGATGTTTAACATCAATTGAGCAAAGAAAATCTAAATTTACTTATGATGAAATAAATAAATGGAATACAAATACAGTTGGTAAAATTTTGAGAGATGTAGTTTATATTGGTGATATGGAAAATCATAAATATGAAGTTAAAAACTATAAGACAAAGAAAAGAACTAGAGTACCTAAAGAAGAACACATTATTGTTCAAAATACACATGAAGCAATAATATCTAGAAATGACTTTAATAAGGTTCAAGACTTAATTAAAGGAAGACAAAGACCTAGTAAATATGATTTTCCAAATATATTTAAAGGAATTCTAAGATGTGCTAATTGTGGAAGAAAGTTAACTATAGGATATCATTTAAGAAAATCAGGAAGAAGAGCTTATTCATATCAATGTTATGATAGATATTTAAAACATCCAACTGATACAGAAGCTAATAGTATTAGATATGAAGTAATCTATCAAATAGTAGATGAAAGAATCAAAGATTTATTTAATAATATAAATGTGTATGGAGAGGAGTTTCTACTTAGTGTAATTAATAGTGTAGAAATCACTGATGGATTAACCGAACTTAAAAATCAAAAAGAAAAGATTAATCAAAGATTAAACGTATTGTCTAATTTAGTTAGTAAAGTATTTGAAGATTATGCATCTAACTTAATGAGTTTTGAAAACTATCAATTCTTACTAAATAAATATCAATATGAACAAAAATCACTTAATCTTAAATTAAGAGAAATTGATAATAAATTGATTGAAAATTTAGACAAGCCGCTAGAGAAAGTAAAGAAATTTATGGAAGTGGCTAAAAATTATTTAAATTATGAAGAATTAACTAAAGAATTAATTAGTAATCTTATTGACCATATTATAGTCGGTAATGTTAAAATAGTAGACGGAAAGAAGACTAGAGATATAAGAATAGTTTATAGGTTTCTAAGTTAATTCTTAAGAGGTTATATAAAAGAGTGACGTCGAAACAGGACTTGCAATGGTGGGACAAAGATACTACAGTCCTGAATTAGGAAGATTCATCCAACTAGCAGAGGTATCAACATTAAATCCATCTAGTATTAATGGTCTAAACTTATATAGTTATGCTAATAATAATCCAATTGGAATTGCATATAATAGCCCAATTGTTGGTGGATTGTCTAGTGGTGGAATGATTGGTTCTACAAGTGGAACATTAGGTAATATTGTTGGAAGCGGAAGTGTAGTTGGAGGGTCAAAAGTTAGTGGTTTTGGATCATTAAGTGGATCAAGTTTTGGTAGTATAAATTGGCCAAAGGCAAATTCGGTTTTAATGACACACTATACCACTTCGTTAATTGAAAATGCATTCATTGGGGCCTTCTTTGGTAATATTTCTTATACTGTAACAACTCAATTGAACGATTCAGAAATGTTTTATTCTTATAGTAATATAGGTAATGGAGGATATAGTGCTGGGGTAGGAATGAATTTAGGAAATTGGTATGGAATTAGTGCTTATGTTTCATCAAACCTTGGATTTGGTACTAGTATGCAATTGACACCATGGATTACTTATGGAGCAGAAATTAGTTTGCAAGATGGTATTTCTTTCTCATTTGGTACAATTTCGGGAAATACTACTCAAGAAATTACTGCAAATGTGGGATGGGGTACTATTGCTGGAGCATACCTTGTATGTGCAGGGATTGCAGCAATACCAATGCCAGGCGCTAGAGCGCTTGCTGGAGCTGCTGCCTGTGTAATATTATTGATTGATATTTTTAACTAAACTGGGAGGGAATTATGGATATTAGAATAATTGATGGAATGAAAAAAGAAGGTAAACCATTTAGAAATATTATGCTTTTTGGATATATTTTTGCAATATTAATGCCTTTGTCTATTTATTTAATGAATAACGATAAATATAGTGATAAAGATATTATTTTATTCGCAATTGCAGGGGTTATGTTTGGAACAATCGGTTTATATGGATGGCTATATTCCATTAAATATAGGTTAGAGTTTGATAATGAAAAAGTTTATTTAAAGACTTTATTTAGAAAAATCGAACTAAACATAGGCGATATAGAAAAGTATGCATGTAACAGATACAGGAAATCTGTATTCTATCAATTTAATTTATTCATAAAGGACAAAAAAGTTTTGATTAATACTAGATATAAAGATGAGTTCGAAAAAGTATTAAAAGATAATAAAATTGAACAAATAATTAAATAATTGTAAACAGGATAAGACGTGTAACACTTTGCAACACTTAGTCTTGCACGTCACCTGTTTTAACTGGGATACCCAGCTTAAAATTGTAATGTTAAGGAGGCGATGATATGATAGAATCTATTTTGTATAAGACTGCTATTTATTGTAGACTTTCTTTAGATGATGGATCTTTAGGAGAATCAGGTAGTATTCAAACACAAAAGATGATGCTAGAAAAATATTGTCGTGATAACAACTTTACTATTAAAGAAGTATATATTGATGATGGTTATTCAGGATTAAATTTTGATAGACCAGCATTTAAAAGATTAATTGCAGATATTGAATCAGGAAAGATAAATTTAGTTATTACTAAAGACTTATCTAGACTTGGTAGAGATTACTTACAAACTGGATATTATACTGAACAATACTTTCCTTTACATAATGTAAGATATATCGCAGTTAATGATGGTGTAGATACATTAATCGATAATAATGATATCGCACCATTTAAAAATATCTTAAATGATATGTATGCTAAAGATTTATCAAGAAAAGTTAAATCTGCAAAAAGACAAAGAGCATTAAATGGATTATTTATATCTGCTCAAACACCTTATGGATATATAAAAGATCCTACAAATAAAAATCATTTAATAGTAGATGAAGATGTAAGACACGTAATTGAATTAATATTTAATATGTGTGTTAATGGAAAAGGTGCACCTACTATTGCAAAAGTTTTAGAAGAAAAAGGAATATTAAATCCTGCGGCTTATAAAACTTTAAAGGGTTCAACTAGATTTGCTAAACTTCAAGGAACTAATCATTATAAATGGAAAGCAGTAACTGTAAGAAAGATATTAACTGATATGGTTTACTGTGGTCATATGGAAAACGGCAAATATAAAGTTGAAAACTACAAAACCAAAAGAAGAGTTAAAGTTCCTGATAGTGAACATATCATAGTTAAAAATACTCATGAAGCTATAATTAGTGAAGAAACATTTGAAACTGTACAAACTGTTTTAAGTGCAAGACACTATCCAGCACATCATGAACATGAAAATTTATTTAAATCAATCTTATTTTGTGAATGTGGTAAAAGAATGGCTATTGCTCATAAAGTAAGAAATAATAAAAAAGACACATTTTATAAATGTGCTAATCATGAAAATAATCCTCATGAATGTCCTAGATCAAATATTATTCAATATCATCAAATAAAGACAATTATTGAAAAAGAGATATTTGGAATAATTGAAAGATTAAGACATAGTGAAAAAGTATTTGAAAGCTATGTAAATAGGATTAAGAAAGATGAATCTAAAGATAAATCTTCTGAAATAAAGAAAACAGAATCTAGAATTAATACTTTAATAAAGATTGCTTCTAAGTTATATGAAGATTATGCGAGTGATTTAATTAATGAAAGAACATATAAAGAATTGTTACTTAGAAATAAACAAGAACAAGATTTATTAGAACAAAAATTGCAATCATTAAGAAATGTGCATGAGAATGTAACTTATAAATTAATGAGATTAGACCAATTAAAGCATGAATTTAATAGATTCTTAGATAATGTAGAATTATCTTCTGATATGGTTAATTCTTTAATAGAACGGATAGAATTAAGTTATTATACAAAAGCAGAAGATGGTACTAAACATCGACGAATGATCATAAAATACAAATTTATTGATGATTCACTATAAATATTATAAAATATAGGTGACCTAAATGCTTAATACTTAGGACACCATAGAGTATGACGTCGAGACTGGTTTATTCTATTGCAACTCTAGATATTACAATCCTGAATGGGGAAGATTCATTAGCCCAGATTCAATTGAATATTTAGATCCAAGTTCTATCAACGGATTAAACTTATACTGCTACTGCATGAATAACCCAATTATGTATTCAGACCCTAGTGGACATTTACCTGAATGGGCGGCTTGGTTGATTAGTGGAGCGGCTATTGTTGGTGGAATTGTTTTAACTGTTGCTACAGCAGGGATTGGTGGAGTTATTGGAGGCGCTTTAATCGGCGCTGGAGCTGGTTCGTTAATAAATGGATATGTTACTGAAGCTAATGGTGGAGATTTCACTGCTGGATATATTGGCGGAGCTATTTCTGGAGCATTGTGTGGAGTTGGTGCCGGATTAGGAGGAATGGCGTTTGCCGCCGCTTCTGAAGTTGCTAATCTTGCATGTATGGGTTATTTAGCACTAGGTGTAACTGCATCTTTTGCTGGAGGTTTTGCCGGAAATTTAGCAGGAACAGTTTACACAAATTGGCACGAATCAGGCTTTAAAAATGTAAATATTAACTGGGGAGAAACTTTACTTACCTCTGCAGTTATGGGTTCATTGAATATATTTGCTGGAATGGGATCTGCGATGTCTTCTATAGCTGGGTCTATGGGAAGAGCTGCCACAGATTTAAATTCTAAATTTGCGTTAAGGTTATTAGCTGGAATGATTGCTGGTGGAACAGAAGCTGCTTATGATTTAACGTCATATCTTATTGGTAAATTAATATCTGCATTTTAAATGTTAGGAGGTGTTGATGATGTTAAAGCAAAAATTTTATAAAAATTTATTTCAAACATTGTCTACATTTGGTGGGATTTGTATAGTGTTTATCCCTGCATTGTTTGGATATTTTTTAAGTCTTAAACACGGAAGTAACGATGGATGGATAATATTGGTTTTGTGTTTTTCTTTAATATTTTTATACTTTCTTATAGGATTTTACTGGATTTTTCAGAAGGTTTATATTGATGAAACAGGTATTAAAATAATTTTGTTACGAAGAACTATTAAGGAAAGCGGTTGGGAAAAAATTGATACAATTGAAGTAGCAACTATTATGAAGAATCCAGCAATAAGAATTAAACTCACAGATGGTTCTGAAATACATCTTGATAAAAGAAAAAGTATTATTAAAATAATTGAAAAATATTCACAAAAGAAAATAACAAAA